TTTTACTTTTCCTTCCGCTTGCAATTTAAACGCAACACTATCATTCATTTCCACAATTGCCCCACCATACCGCCGAATTAAACTCGCATCCATTATTTTTACTTTCATATCGCCTCTCTAAATGACTGACAATTGATTTTAAAAAAGGGGTACGGGATTATTAACCCATACCCCTTCAAAGCCTGTATAACAGGTTTTATTAAGCAGTGGCAACTTTCGGTTTGCGGCCAGTACCGTAAGTAACCGCCAGTTCCGTTCCCGGCTGAGTCACCGGACGGCGTTGTTCTTCAAACGTTACTAGCACAGCACTCCAAGTCACGTTTGCATCGGCGCAAACGCAAGAGAAACGCAGATACTGATTCGGATCATCAATGACCACCAGATAAAGGCCGGTAGCCGTGATATTCGCCACAGTAGCGAAATCCGCATCATAGTTAGTACCATCAGCCGAATCCTGCGCGATAATGGTCAAATCGCCATTGGTAGCCACCGCCGAAACATCAACGATCAGCAGCGCACGATTAGCAAGGCCACCATCCCACAGATTAAGCGGGGTAGCCGGTACAGAAATCGTACCGGGAGTCTGAGCCGCACCGGAACGAACCAAAGCTACTTTGTTATTGCTAAGAATATCGTACATCTTATTTCCTCCAATTGATTTATTTGTTTTTGGTTAAGGGGGATTATTTTACAAATCCCCCACCTTCAACCAATTTATTACGAAGGATCGGTAAGCACCACAAACGCTTGCGGAATAGCCGCAAGGCCATCAACCCGACCCGAACAGCGCAGAGCCGTGCGGTTTTTACGGAACTGAGCATGACGGCTGGAATCCATCGAAAAGTCCTGCGGGAAACCAATATAATACTGCGACCAGTTGCCAAGGATAACGTCACCAGTGCTACCAAGAGCCGGGATTTTGCCATCGGCAAGAATAGCAGGACGGCCAAGCAGAGTCATGGAATAGCCATCGCTGATATTCGCAAAGCTTTCCTGAAGCACCAGTTCTTTACTCTGAGCCGAAACTTTCTGGCCGCGCAGAGCAGCACGGGCTTTTTTGGTAATAAACCAAACCGAAGAATTGTCGAACACCGAAGGAAGACGAGCTTCCATATTCAGAATATCGTCAACTTCAACGGTAGCAGCAGTTTGACGCTGGACGGTAAGAACCGAAGGATCATTCACGATACCGAGGGGTTTTTTCCCGCCAGTGCCTTGAATGAATTCTTTATCGGTATACCAGTACCAAGCTTCACGGAAAATGCGGGTCAGGAAATTCACCAGATTAACGGCAGACGATTCAAGCAGAGTATTAGTAATTTCGGTGTAACCAGAGAGTTCATGTGCGATCATTTCCACCAGCCCGAAATCAGGCTCAGTCTGACCTTTTTCGCCGCCCTCTTCAGTCCACGTAAACGAAACACCGGCAAAATGGTCGAAACCAACCGAATCCACATCGGGATTCTGCTGAAGTTTCGGGAACGCCAGTTTTTCGCCATTCATCGGCCACACAGTAGCACGTTGCCACACCAGAGTCGGCAGGGCATCATACATAATCATAATGGCGCGGAATTCAGCAGGAACCAGATAACCACCAGCACTGTCAACACCCTCCGACAGCAGTTTCGATACCGTACCGGTTTTCAGGTAATTGGCGAAATCTTTCGCCCAAGAAGCAACTTCTTCCGAAACCTGAACCCACGGATTCTGCTTATTCTTCATGCTGATAATCGAACCCTGCTTGGTGGACATGAAATCGCCATCAAGTTTAACAAACGGCAGACCGGAAACCATTTGTTTGCCGGTAACACCAAACGGGCTGACAACATTGCTCTGAAGATCAGCAACTTGTTTACCAATGACTTCCTGAACCATTTTGGAAAAGTCATCACTGGTTACGTGACTTTTCAGTTGATCATCAAGCAATTTAATAAGGTCTTCTCTGGTCAATTTCATTTTTTAATTCCTCCGAGTTTATTGATTTAGTCTTCCAATTTGCCAGAAAAATCACCCAAAACCTTTTTGAATGATTTCTCCAAAACTTCCCGTAAATCGACTGAGGTACTTGCTTTCCTGCTTTTGATCTGCGATTTCACTTCATCGAAAACATTGTCATCAATTTCGATGATGCTTTCTGAATCTTTCTCTTCACTGACAGGGGAGAACAGTGAATCGTCAAATTCAACCACATCACCACTTTTTGATGCTTCTGTTTCCTCAACAAGTTCTACCGCCGAATCAATGGTTTCATTATTATCCATTTCTGGATCATTTACAATAGCTTTTTTCACTTCTTCAATGATACGGTTTAACTGATCTTCCGATAATTTAAATTCTTTTACTTCTGGTATTTCTTCGGTCGTTTCTTCCACCGAATCATCCGTTACCAGAGCAATATCACCAACCTCTAGTTCAACATCTTTTTCCTCAACTTCTACTTTTTCTTCGGTGTCAGCCTCTTTAGTTTCAGTCTCAGAATCCTCCATTTTAGGTTTGGGTTTCGGTTTACAACCATCCTCTTCAACGGCTTCCTCTAAACTATCTTCCTCAACCTCTTCACACACTTCACTGGAAGAAGGCTTTTTGCCTTTATCCTCAACTTCTAAGGTTTCTTCCTCAATATCTTCTTCAACGATTTCTAAATCAAACTCAGTATCGCCAATGGTTTTACTACCCATATCAAAATACTTGATTTTAGATTTCTTAGGGGCATGTTCACTCACCCACATCATAGCCTCATTTTCATCAACATCAGTGGTAAACACATATCCCACCAGTTGTTTCTCCATAGTTTCTGCTTCGTCAATCACCGAGGCATACATAGCTTTAATACCATTTTCCTGAGAAACAACAAACGGAGCCGTATAGATTTCCGTATCCGTCACCGGAATAAATAAACCGGAATCCGTTTTACAGGTAAATTGCTTGAAACCCATTTGAGCAAGGTTAGGGGGAAGATCATCGCTGAAACTGCGAATATCCATATTTGCATTGGGATTGGAAGGAACCGTTACCGGGGAGATTTCCAGCAGTTCCTGTTTGGTAAATTCACGACCACTCCAATAATCACCCTCAACGCGGAGTGCGCTTTTCAAACCAATAAAACCAACAGAGAAAGTATTTAAAAAACCATTTTTGTATTTGTTAAAGACCAGCCGAGCTTTGTCATCGTCTTTATCAAATTGGGCTTTAAAAATAAGTTTCTTTTTGTTGGTGTCTTTTTTAATCGAAACAGCCTTGCCTACGGGCGGTTCATAGTAGTTGTGGCTCCAAGGCAATACTGGATTATTTTTAAAATTATCCAATTGCCAACCAGAAACACGAACAATGTCTTTATCGCGGTCTTCATCTTCAGTCGATCCTACGGCTAAGAAAGACATTTCCAATTCGTTCATCTGCTCAATTTTCGTATTGGGAATATCATAACCCAATAAGTAATTGCCATCTTTTTTGATGGGCAATCCGTTTTTACCTTTGATTTTGTAAGACATAACTTCCTCCCATATATTTTGGTTTATCTTTTGATATTAAAACCACAAGTTCCAAGGTATATCAACAAAAAAGTTTTATAATCGAAATTATGTTCTTTTTTGTTATTTTATATTCCTAGCAATTCCCCAATTCTAACATGACTCAAAGTTATACGATAAGTATCTGAAGGACTTACAGCATTTGAATGGAAACCTATACCAATATCATCTGTAGCAGTTGTAAAAGAATGTGTTTTGGTGTGTTTCGCTGTCCAATTGGAATTTTCATCAACCCTCTCAAAATGCCTCATCACACCACCACTATACTTTAAACCAATCCAAAACGGAGTTGATTGTATTGTGGTTGTTAGATAGTCTGAAGACCACCCTGTAGCACCTGTATAGTCAAATACCTGTGATCCAGACCAATGTGAAAAAAGTGTATTGGTTCCTGTGCGTTGTAAAACTCCTAAAAATTTCATTATTTGTGTAGACCTGTCTACTGCCATTAAACCAAAACCGCTTGTATCAGTAGTTGTCGAGGGTAATACCAGTTCTTCAACCTTAGCAATAAAGGCAATATTTTGATACTTGCTCCAATCAATTGCCC